CCCCTGTGCTGCAACAGCCGCAATCTGCGCTGCCGTCTGCGCCGCCTGGGCATCGCTCACGGGCGGGTAGCTCGGGCCGTTCTTGATCTGGCCGGCCAGCACCGGCCAGGCGCCCGGGTCAGCCTCCGGCACCGCAATCCAGAAGCCATCCAGCAGCGCCTCATTGACCCAGATCTCCACTTTGTAGCGGGAGCCGGCCAGGCCGCGCTCATTGGGCCACAGGGGCACGTCCACATAGCCGTCTTCATTGGTCGTGGCCACAATCGGCGCGCGCACCACGAGCAGGCCGTCGTCCGCTTCCAGCCGGTTCAGCATGGCCACCACACGGGCACCCGCCACCGGCGTGTTGTCCGCCTCGATGGCCTGCACCCGCACCGGGATCTGCACCAGGTCTGTCATGGCTGTGCTCCCTGCGTCTGGGCCTGCGCCGGGTCAGCCGGCTGCGCCTGGCCGTTCTTCATCGCGGCACGCATGTCAGCCGGCAAGTTAAACGCATCCTGCTTGGCCCGGTCGGCATCGCGCTTGGTCTTCTCGGCACGGGCGGCCTCCAGTTCGGCCTTGGCGTCGATCTCCTGGCCAAAGCGCTGCGCGATGTCTGCCACCATGCCCAGGCCCCGCTCTTCGGTGATCAGCCCCTGGCCGATCAGCGAAATCACCGTGGTGGCCACGTCCCGCAGCGCGGCGGCAAACTTGGTCAAGTCCTGGTTCACCAGCTCCGGGAATACGGCCGTCACCTGCCAGGCTTCATCCGCCCAGTCGGGCTCCTTGGTCGTGCTGGATTTCCAGAGCACATAGCGGCCCATCTCCTCCAGCATCAGCTTGAGCTGCTTTTGGCGGGCGGTGTAGATCTTGAAGGTGGGCTCGCCCATCTCACTGGCCGCCGCGCGGTTCACATCGCCGCCACCGCCAAACCAGTGCTCCGGCACCGTGGCGCCGCCCAGCACATGGTTGCGGAACATGCGCGCAAACTGGCTGGAGTCCGTGGCCTGCAGCTCGGGCGTCTTGGCGCTCAGCTCCTCACCATCGTTGTGCACGAACACGCTGTTGGCGTCCGGGGCCTTGAAGTTCTTGGCCCGCTTCTTGATGGCGTCTTCATCCCCGTTCTTCACGTTCAAGTCCCACACGAAGGCGCGCAGGTACCTGGCCCGGTCAAACTCGCCAAACAGGAACTCGTCATACGCGTCCAGCCAGTCCATCTGCGACAGCAGGTCGCTGCGGCCCCGGCTCCCGGTGGCCAGCTTGTTCACCTGGTACAGGAAGCAGTCGCCGTCCGGGAAGTCGGTGGCGCGGATCTCTGCGGTGCGGGCGGTGAACAGCGCCTCGTCGTCGCCCAGCACGATCACCCGGTATTTGTGGTACCGGCCCTTGGCATCTTTCTTGGTCACCACGCCAATGGGCTGCTCGGGGTTGTCCGGGTCAAGCACCACTGTGCCAATGTGTTGCGGGTCGATGTAGCCCAGCCGCACAAAGCCGCTGGCTTCGTTCACGCTCACCCTGTAACACTGCTCGCCCATCAGCGACAGCGCCCGGGCGCGAGCCTCCAGCTTCAAGGGGAAATTGTTGATCGGGTCGCGCCAGAAGGCGTCCAGCAGTTTCTGGTGCGCGTCATCCTTGCACTGCAGCGTCACGCCCTCGGCCAGCAGGTAGGCCAGCATCAGCTCCACCAGGCGGTTGCCCAGCAGGTTGCTCTGCCACAGCCATTCGGCCAGGCGCTGCATGCGGTCCTGGCTGAGCGGTGTCAGGTCGCGCCGGTTGCTGGAGTAGTCGCCGCTCAGGCGCGTCCAGCCTTCCTCGTCAGGGTCTTCGCCCGCACTCTGGGCGCCCGCTGCCTCGCGCATGGGCACCGGCGCGGGCGTGGGCGTGGACGTGTCGCGCCCCAGCAGCTTGTCAAACCAACTCATGATGCTCGCCCTCCATTCCTGAACATGCGGCTGGACTGCCGCGCATAGCGCGCCCGGGCGCTGTTCTCGTCATTGCCGGTTTGCACCCCGGCCGCCAGGCCACCTGTGACGCACAGCATCCACAGCATGCAAACCATGTCGGGCCCGTCGTCGTGGTCGGCCTTGGGAAAGTGCCTGAACTGGTCGATCAGCACCGTCTGGCCGGAGTGCAGGCGGATCAGGCCGTTGTGCATGTGCGGCTGCAGGCCCAGGATGCGCAGTTCCTTGTCCACGTTGGGCGTGAGCCCGCGTGCCGGCACCGGCATGCGCGCTGCGGCGCTGCGCTTGACCAACTCCTGGCGCACGAACTCCTGGAAGGCGATGTCTTCAAAGCCCCAGATCAGGCACTGCCATTCGCGCTGCACCTCGATGATGTCGCTGATGATGCGGTCGGGCGTGCGCCTGCGGATGGACGCGTGCACCACGTCCATCACGCCGGTGGTGCGGTTAAACCCTGCCGCGCCAATGGCGCTCGGGTCGCCCGAGTTGGCACGCCTTCCCATAGACGGGTCGCACGCGCCGTAGAACACCCACTCGGTCAGCCGGTTCACCCAGAAGCGGATGCTGTTGGCAAAGGGCGCGTCCTCGCCGCTGGTCGGGTCGTTCTGCTGCTCGCTGTCAAAGGCGTCATGGCCTTCACGTGCCCGCTTGATCATCAGCTTGACCAGGGGCCGAACGGCCGGCCAGCTCACCACAGCACCCTTGTCCATCTCGGCCTGGTGCTCGTGGTACAGGGCCATCGCCGCCGCCTCTCCGGCCTGCGGGTTGTCGGCATTGAGGAGCAACTCTTCGAAGCGTCCCCACAGGTCCATGTTGTCCGGCCAGTTGATGATGGCCTTGAACACCTTGCGGTTCCACAGCGGGTTTTTGAGGAACCGCGCCAGCACGCTATCGTAGTGCAGCACGGTGCCGATCAGGATGGCGTCCATGCTGTCGTCGGGCGGGCCGAGGTTGAGGACGCCCTTGGTGACAAAGCGCTGCAGCTTGTCGCGCTGCCCGGGCGTCGTCACGTTCTCGTCGTTCTCGATGTCATCCATCACCGCATAGTCAGGACGGTGCGGGCCGTGGCGACGGCCCCGGATTTTCTTGGCCGAGCCAAAGGCCTGCACCTTGCGGCCGTTGCGCGTGACGATCACCCCCACGCGCCAGGCCTTGCCCTGTCCGCACACGTCAGGGAAGTCGCCCTGCAGGCGCGGGTTGGCTTCCAGCTCGGCCTTCACCGCCTCCAGCATCTCGGCCGCCTGCTCAAAGGCGTCCATCACGATGATCGGATACCACTTGATCTCGGTGAGCACGGCCCACAGAACCGAACTCATGCTGACCTTGGTGGACTTTGCCTCGCCACGCGGGGCCGCAATGGCGTCGCGTTGCCCGCTTGGCGCATTCATGATCTGGGGGATGCGCACATACAGGTATTTGTGCAGCTCGCTCGGCTCTGCCTTGCCATAGTGCGGGAAGTAAGTGCGGTCGAAGTACTCGAAGCCTGTGACGGGGTCGAACACCTTGCGGCGCCGCTCGGCCACGGCGGCGGGCGTGACGTCCCAGCCGTCCAGATCGGCGTCGATTTGCCTGCGCAGGCCCTCGGCTAGCGCCGAGATCCCGTCAAGGAAGGCTTTGGAGGTTTTGGCCATAGCGCCCCTCAGGCATAGGCCTTGGCCAGCTCTTCCCCGAACGGCTCCAGCAGCTCCAGCAGGGCCGGCACCAGCTTGGGGTGCTTTTGCTGCGCAAACTGCGCCAGGCGCTGCAGCACGTCCAGGCCAATGGCCTGACGGTTCAGGTCCGGTGCCAGCCGCTTGAAGCTGTGCATGGTCTTGTTAAAGCTGTCGGCCATGCTGGCCAGCGTGTCGGCCCGGTCGCGGGCGGACATGTCCTTGGCGTCGCGCAGCATCTTCATGGTGGCCTGGTGCTGCAGCAGGTAGTCTTCAAGCAGCTGCTTGCTCAGGTTGGTGAAGTTCTCGTCACCCAGCGCCACGGCGGCGCGGGAGGCGTCCCAGTCGTCACCGTGATCGGCGGCTTCCTGCTTCCAGCGGTTAGCCGTGCTTTTGGGGATGCCCACTTTCTTGCAGGCGGTCTCCATCGGCAGGCGCTGATAGACGTACAGGCCGCGCAGCTGGGTGCGCTTTTCTGATGCGTGGGCCATTGGCTATTGGCCCGTCTTCACGCGCAGCCAGTGCTTGATGCCTTCAATGATCAGCGCCGTGCCCACGGCCATTGCGCCACCCGAGAGGGCGCCGGCCACGGCCGCGCGCTGTTCCACGGTGCGCAG